TGTGCATCACGTGCGCCTCGTCGATCACCACGAGGTCGACATCGGGCCGGTCGCGACGGGCGAGCGTCTGAGCGGTGGCGATCTGGATCGGTGCCCCCGGACGCCGCCAAGGGTGGTTGCCCTGGATTACGCCCATCTCGGCCGGGTCGATGCCGTTCTCGACGAACCGCTCGAACGTCTGATCGATGAGGCTGATCGAGGGGACGCAGAACGCAAGCGTCTTCCCCTTGGCTCGAGCTCCAGCCACGATGTGTGCGGCGATGACGGTCTTGCCCGCTCCGGTCGGAGCCTGGAGCATGGGGCGACGATGGCCATCCAGGATCGATTGCTTGAGGCCGTCGATGGCACGCTGCTGGTGAGGGCGGAGTGGCTTCAGTGCGGTCGAGGTCATGGCAGCACCTCACCGTTACGGAGGTGGTCACATGCGCTCGCGTGTGTGGTAGAGGTAGAGTTCTTATCCTGGATGGATTTACTAGTTGATACGTCAGATACAGATACAGACTCAGAGCGTTTTTCCGTAACATCGACCGTAACGCGACCGTAACGCGACCGTGACTGCCGTTTCCGCATACGCCTCATCCGGTCTGCGGCGGTGGGGTCCGGGCCGTCCCACTTGAATTGACGGGCAGCCCAATTGTGCGGTGTACGGCTGCCGTCCGGGAGAATGTCGATGAGGCCCAGATGAATCAGTTCGTCGAGGGCGTCGCCGGCGTCCTTGGGGCTCATTCGCAGCCGGAATGCCACCTCGTCGGCGTGTGGCACTTGGCCATCGGCGAGAGTGGCCAGCGCAAGAATATTCACCCAAGTCTTGAACAATGACGGGCAGAGCCGCTGCACCTTCGAGTCGTCGATGATGTCGGCGTACATGCGGAACCAGCGGGAGAATTTCACTTTCGTCTTGATTTCGCCGGATTTATTTGGCATAACTTCCTCGCTGTGATGATTTGAGGCCGGTTTAGCTTGCAGGCGCCGGCCTCTTTTCTTTGCCTAGTCTTCGAGACACTTGAACCGGGGCAGGGACGGCTCTTTGCCCTTGCTCATGAATTGCTGGCGGGCCTTGGTCTCCATGGCCCGGGCCTGCCGGCGTCGGGCGTTGGCCCATCCGCGCGGGCCTTTGGGCGTGCGCCTTGGCCAGGGCGTGTTGACCGTGGCCTCGAGGTCGGAAATCTCGCTCACTGCAGCCTCCAAGTCTCGAAAGCCTCGGAAGCGATGATGCGGTAATCCCGGCCGGTGCGGACGGCGCCGAGCCCGTTGCGGATCAGGGCGACGAGATCGTCGACCGTGCCGTTCAAGCGCTGGCATCCGATGATGATCCCCACGGTGGATTTGGGCTTGACCGTGTTGCGATGGACACGGTGATTTGCTACATTGGCCATGTGTTCGCCGACCTCCATCGGCGCGTTAAACGGTTGAGCCTCGGCTACTACCGACCTCAAACCAGGGGCCTCGGGATGTTCACAGCATCTCGAGGCTTCATCGTTTTCGGCCCCAAAAGGACCGGGCCTTTCGACCCGGTCAGTTGGGCACTAGGGTTGCTGCCGACAGCAGTCCGAAGCCGGCAGCGGTCAGACGATTGGGGTTCTAGACGTGGCGCCATCCACGTCCCGAGCCTTGCGGACAACGAGCACCCAATCGCCTGGCCGCTATCGGCAGACGGTGACGCAACGCAACGGATACGGGGACGCTACTGAGACGCTAGGCGGCGACGCGATCGTTTCCCGCGCGACGCTTCAAAGGGCGGCCGAACACATCCGGTCGAATGCGCTCCGGCGCCTCACCTGTCAATTCTGACAACAGCATCACCCAATGCGCGGGAACACGATCCCACTTCGCGACGGCTTGCCGCGACGTGCCGATGCGCTTGGCGAGAGCCCTGGGACCGCCCGCCTTGATCACAAGCTGCTTGGTCTGCTGTTTGTCCATGGCTGATTCGTAGCACGGCACGGCGAGAGTTGCAACGGCGCGTTGCCCCGGCAATTATTTTTCCACAGAGCGCAACTTTGTGTTGACAGCAACATTTGGTTGCGGCTATTGTGCGTACATCACCAGCCGCCCGGTGCTACCGCCTGGCAGCCCCTGGAATGGTCCAGGAGCAGGCGGCTGGTGATCAGAGGGAGATGCGAGATGTCCGACACCTGCGATTGCTGCGGTTGCCGCATGAAGTACGAACGGATCGCTCCGACGTACACATACATCTGCGAAGACGATCAGTGCCGCACGTGGGCCTATCGCGAGCTGGGCAAGAGTTTCACAGCCTTGGCCGTTGGACCGGCTGAACCCTCCGAAGAAATTCCCGGATGTGTGTGGAAGCACGCCGCCACGCCGTTTGCGGACAACTATTGAGGGAGGCTGACCATGTACGGCACCGACACCGAGCTAGAGCTTCCAATGGTCGTTGACGGGTTGGTCGTCGGCTATGCCGAGACGCCCTGCCACGTGGTTCTCGACGAGCACGCTGACCTGATCCGGCTTGAGCTGGCCGCATGGACAAGCAGCGTGATCAAGAACAAGCCGAGTATTCGGATCACCAAGACCTCGACCGGCGACAAAAGCATAATTTTTCAGCAAGCCCGCGAGGCTGTGCAGCGGTGTGAAGAGCACCTGCGCGAGAAGTGCGGCATCCCCGATCTGATCGAGGTGGAGATGCCTGATTACACGGACCCGAGATTCCGCGGGTGCGCTCGTCAACGGCGCGTCGCCTGAAGAATGCGTCCAGCCGTCTCCATAGGGTGTTGCGGGGCATCCTAGGCAAAAGGCGCGGTCGGGGGCTGGACGTTCTGAGATAACCCGGCCGCGCCATCCCCGAAAGTGGGAGTGAGTATGGCACGCACAGCAAAAACGGCAAAGCCGCATTTGGATTTGTGGGCGGCAAATGAGTCTTTGAAACGGCACAACCGCCAGCTTCGACAAGTCGTTTCGGACCTGAAATGGGAATGCCGGGCTTTGAGGGTCCAGCTTTACGCGGAGAAGAAATATGCCGAGAAATTTGCCACTTATTTTCGTGTCGCTGACAGCAGCCGGAATGGCAGCGATGGCAGCCCTGTGGACGCTGATCCCGATCGTGGCGAGGTGACGACATGAGCGAGACAGACTTTACGCCGGGCCCTTGGCGTGTTGAACGCGAAGGACACGAATGTTGGGTGAGAGATGACGGCGGTTTGATAGCGCGGGGGCCTTTCCCAAACCGTTATGAAAACGAAGACGAGCGCTTCTATTCGGAACTCGACCAGTATTACGCCAACGCCGCCCTGATCGCGGCAGCGCCGGACCTGTACGAGGCGCTGCGAGACCTCTGCGAGATGGGTGGCCTCGACGATGGCGGATGCGTGATCGAAAAGGGCATGGCCGCCCTCAAGAAGGCGCGAGGTGAGGCATGACCACCATGCAGACAATCGGCGTGATGCTGATGATCACGGGAGCCGCGCTCTACTTCGCGCCGGACATCGTCAAGCTGATGATCAGGAGGCTGGGATGATCAACGGACAGGCCATCGCTGAAAGCTGGCGCAAGGTGCTGGGTCGCATCGAGACCACCAACGTCTCGCGCCCCAAGGTCGACAACGTCGTCACCATGCCGAAGGCTGTCGACTCCATCCGCCAAGCGCTCCTCGACTTGCAGAGCGAGGCCACGCTTGCCGCAGCCGAGCGCGCCGACATCGATGCGGCTTGCGACACGGTGCAAAAAGAACTGCAGGCCCACTACGAGCGCAACGCGCTGCGGCAACGGGAGATCGCAACGAGGCGGTTCCGGCTTCAGCAGGAGTGGGCGGCGATCACCCGTGATCTGGGCATGCGGTGCGACATCGACCAGCCGCCGCCGGTGTTCAGCGGTGGAGAGGGAGAGCCGGAATGACCAACGTCATCTCACTCCTAGACGCCGCAGAGGCGCTGCACATGCTGCGTCACGGGCCGCCAGACTGGAACGTGCCTGGACCTGCCGAGCTGGCCGCCATGACGGCAGCACAGCCGAACGAAACGGCCATCGAAGCCCTACGCTTCATGCGTGATCGCACGCAGTCCAAGGCCGAATACGACCGCGCCGTCGAGGCGCTCCGACAAATGGGGGTGAGCGATGAGTGAGGACATCGACGTGGACACCGGAGAAATCCGCCCGAACGGCATCAGCTCGAGAGCGTCGTCATCGGCCGCGCACGCTCACATGCAGACCTTCGCCATGCGCAACGGCGTCGGCGCGACAGGGCTGCACTTCGCGATTTTCCAGGCGCTCCAGGCCATGCCGGTATGGATCACCACCGACAAGAAAGGCGCGCACTCGATCAGATACGCCACCCTGAAGGCAATCCTCGAGGTCGTGCGGCCGGTGCTTTTGCATCATGGCGTGCGCATCAGGCAGGGCGCCGAGCGCACATTCGGGGCCGATGAAGGTGGCGGCGTGAAGGGGCGGCTTGTGCCCGTCTACACTGACCTGATCCATGTGCCCACGGGCGAATTTGACCGGACACAGATCGAGATCCCGCTCACCAAGCTCGACCCGCAAGCCATGGGCTCCGCAGTCACATACGGCCGACGCTACACGCTGCTTTCTGCTCTTGGCCTTGCGACCGATGAGGCCGACGACGACGGCGCCCGCGCGATGCCTCTGGACCTGTCAGCGAAGCGGACGGACAGCGCCGAGCTTGTCAGCCTGAAGGCCGACATCGACGCGCAGAAGGACATCGGATCGCTTACCAAGTGGGCAAGCGATCCGAAGAACCGCAAGCGGCTCGACCAGCTCAACGAGGCTGAGGCCGATCGGATCAGAGAGCACTACAGCGCCAAGCGGGAAGCCCTCAACTCAGCGGAGTGAGCGTCATGGAGCGCACGTGGTCGAACCTGCACATGATCAGACTGTGGACGCGGCAGGGATTGCCACCCGCCGTCGTCATGCACCGATGCTGTGATCACATGGGCTGGCAGGGGCCACACCCGACGCTGCGCGAGATCATATTCGAGATGGACCGTTTCACGAATCCAGGGCCGGCGCGTGAGGCACCGCAGACTGCGGGGGCTGCGACAGCGGGGAGCGCCGGCCCTGGTGTGATCGGGAGGCAATCATGAGCAACAAGAATGACGATGGCGGGCCGGCGTTTCCTCATTCTGTGGCTGTAGCGCCCTCTGGCGACGTTTACGGCTCGGACTATTTTGGAGGCTGCATGTCTCTCCGGGACTGGTTCGCAGGGCAGGCGCTGGCGGGCCTTCTGGCCAATGCTAGCAACCAGGTAGACGCGCGCGTTGCCTATGCCATTGCAGACGCGATGCTTGTCGCGCGGAAGGGCAAAGGTGAGACATGACCATCTCCGAACGCGCGAGCGCATCTGTCCGAGAGATGCCGGCGAGAGAGCAGGACATTGCCGAGCGGTTTCGGCTTGTCGCCGAGGAATGGGCCGACGCCGACGCGGCGTTCTACATGCTCGACAGCACAACGACCTCGATCAGAGCGGAGATCGAGCTAAAGCACATCGATGCGGGCGTGCCGGCCTCCAAGGCTGAGAAGGTGGCGAAGGTCTCGCCCGCGTATCGCGAGCATTTGCAGAAGGCAGCAGACGCCAAGCGGCACGCGAACGTGCTTCGAGCTCGAATGGACTATCTGCGCATGCGCGAGCGTAGGCAGGACCGGCGCGAGTGGCAGGCGATGAGCGAGCGGAAAATGGCGAGGTCATCGACGTGACCAAAAAAAACAAGCCCACAAAGCTATCTCAACAAATCGCGCAGGGCGCGGTCATTCATGACGCCTATTCAGAATTGATGCCGGTCGTAACTGACGTGATGCTCGGGCGTGAATTAGACAAATTTGAGGGTGCCGCTGTGCTTGGGATGGTCGTTACCACTTTCTATTTCGGCGAAGATCTCGACCAGTTTGTTGCGATATTGCAAGAAATGGCAGAGTTCCGGCAAGCGTGGCACGCGGTGAAGAAATGACCGGCTCCAGCTTCACCCACGCCAAGCGCGGCTCGATGACGCCTCAGCGGGCGCTGCGGATATTCCAGGCCGCCGATGGGCGCTGCCATATCTGCGAGCGCAAGCTCGGCCCGGCCGACGATTGGGAGGTCGAGCACGTCATCGCGCTTGAGAACGGCGGCACGGACGACGACGCCAATCTAGCGCCGGCCTGCTCGTGGTGCCACGCGGACAAGACGACAGACGATCATGCCCAGGCAGGGCACGGGCGACGCATGGCCGTTCGGCATGTGGTGCCGAAACGATATCGGCAGAAGCGGGGGTTCCGATGAGTAGCTGGCTTTGGATCTACGCAGCACTGACATTCGGCTTCGTCATCGGCGTTGCGGTGATGGCCGTTCTCGGGGGAAACGACGAATGAGACGCGACATGCTCAGCGTCGATGAAGCTGCCGCGCGGTTGGGTGTCTCGCCCTACTGGCTGCGCAAGCTCTTGCGAGCTGGCGAGGTGCGCGGCTGGAAAGTCTCAGGGCGAGCAAAAGCCCACTGGCGGGTGCCCCTGGCGGAGGTCGAAAGTCGCATTGGCGGGGTAGGCGGGCGGGGTGGCGAGGGTGAGCCAGAGAAACCTATCGGCAAATCAGCGGCTTAGCTTGCGATTATGGTGGAGAGGGCGGCCTCTGTAGTTGTGTGAAGCGGTGTGGATGGGTATGGTTAGGTGGTTGTTTCACGGGGATTTTTCGTGTTTCACGGGAAACGCGGGTGTGTAGTGGTGTGAAGCGGTGCGGAGGGGTGGAGTCGGGGTAGATGGAGGGGTAGGCGCGCCCTTCCCAGTCGTTCGATTCGCATCTACACTTCACCTTATGGGGGCAATCAACAAGCTGACCGCATCGAAGCTGCCAAAGCTCGGGCCCGGCCGTCACGGCGACGGCGGCGGGCTCTATCTGGACGTGGATCGATACGGGAGGCGGTGGGTCTTCCGATACCGATGGCGGGCCCCAGGCGAAGCCGGGGAAGGCAAGCGGCGGGAGATGGGGCTAGGACCGCTCCGTGACGTGTCCCTGGCGCAGGCGCGCGTGATGGCGGGCAAGGCGCGCGAATTGCTGAGGATGCGGCGCGACCCGGTCGAGGCGCGATCCAGGGGCGAGGCGCTGGACAAGCCGAGCTTTGGATCCGTGGCCGACGAGTACATGGCGGCGATGGCCCCGCAGTTCCGCAACGCCAAGCACATCTGGCAGTGGCGGCAGACATTGGGCGATGCCTACTGCCGGAGCCTTCGAGCACGACCCATAGACGAGATCGAGACTGCCGACGTTCTGGCGGTGCTGCAACCGATCTGGCTGGCGAAGATGGAGACGGCGGCAAGGTTGCGTGGCCGGATCGAGCGGGTGCTCGACGCGGCCAAGGCGAGGGGCTTGCGCTCAGGCGAGAACCCTGCCCGCTGGCGGGGGCACTTGGATCACCTGCTCCCGCGCCGGCAGAAATTGCAGCGCGGGCATCACCGAGCCTTGCCCGTGGGTGAGATGGCTGAGTTTGTCGCCCGGCTCCGCGAACGGCAGACAACCGCGGCGTGGTGCCTGGAATTCGTCATCCTCACGGCCTGCCGAACCGGCGAGGCCATCGGCGCCCGATGGGAGGAGATCGACGGCGACGTGTGGACCATCCCGGCCGAGCGGATGAAGGCGAAGCGGGCTCACCGTGTGCCGCTCAGCCGGCGGGCCGTTTCAATCCTTGAGGTCATGAGACAACACGGATCGGAGTGGGTGTTCCCAGGCCAGCACTTGCGCCGGCACCTCAGCAATATGGCGATGTTGGTGATGCTTCGGGACATGGGCTCCAGCGTCACCGTGCACGGCTTCCGGTCGACGTTCCGGGATTGGGCGGGAGATCATACGTCATTCCCGCGGGAGATCATCGAGACCGCGCTAGCCCATGCTGTTGGATCTGCCACGGAGGCCGCGTATCGCAGAGGCGACGCGCTCGAGCGACGGCGGGATCTGATGGAAGCGTGGGCCGGGTATTGCGAGCCTGAGCAGGCCAGCAACGTGGTCAGGCTCAGGGGGTAGGGCTCCTTAAGCGGCGGCCTTGGCCGCGTTGATCACCCGCACGTTGCCCATCTTGGTCGGCTCCCACTTTGCTCCGATCAGCGCTTCTACGATGGCGATGATCTCGGCTTGGTGGAACACGTGTCGCAGGTGAATATGCTGGCTGCCGCGTCCGATCCAGAGGAACCAACCGCTATCGCCGTTGATCAGGTCGCCGTGCGCGTTCAGCCATCCGGGCGCAGTCGTCTCCAGATAGAGGCCGTGGTCGTCGCGCTCTGAAAAAGTCAGCGTCCAGTGCTTCCACTGCTGGCGCTCTCCCGGCTCGCGGAACTTAAACCCGACCGACGCCAGCCAATCCTCGGTGATCTCGGCCACGGCAACGTCTCCTCAGTCGTTGAACTTCCGCTCAAGTGCAAGCACCACGCTGCGCGGGGATTTGTACTCAAGGTAAGCGCCGATCTGCCGAATACTGTAGCCGGCATCCCGAAGCACTTGTGCCATGCGCGCTCGCTCGGCCGACTTATCACGCTCCGACGATCGCGGCTCCGGCAGATGGCCCGTCCCCTTGCAGCACGGACACTTCATGGCTGCGGCTCCCTAATCGCCGGCCACGCCAGTGCCATCGCACTCGCAGCACATATCGGTGCAGTCATCGTCCAGCCATCCGCTGCCGTCGCACTCAAGGCAGGGGCCGTCCGGTATTTCGATCTTGGGCGGCACCTGCGCTGGCTTCGTGCCCATGTTCTCCCAATCCGCCTTTGCTTGCTTCAACTTTGCCATGCGCCGTAGTCCTCCTTAGTCGTCTGGCTCTGACAGCGTCGGCGTGATCCCGAGGCGGTCGCACGCCGCGATAGCATCCGAACATTGATCATATAGGCGTGCCGCCGTCGCGTGTGATGGACGTGTCGTCCCGTCGCTTGTCGCTTCTTGGTAGGAGCGCCAGGAGCACAGCGCCGTCATTGCCACTGCGAGCGCCGCCTCTAGCTCTGCGATGCGAGCGCGATCGACCGGCCGACAGTGCTGGCAGTGCATGACCTGCCCGCACTCACCGCAGATGTGATCGCAGGTGCTCACGGCAACGTCTCCCTTCATGCTGACTGTGTTTGACGGATAGAGCGGACCCGCCACGACTTCACATAGTCGAAGCTCGCGCCGAACTTCCACACTTTGCCATTGCGCTTCACGATGATTGTGTGTGCGTCATCTGGCCGTGAGAACCATTCGCTGTCGCGCGTGTCGATGTACGTGATGAACGCTTCGGCCGCCTCCTGAGCCCCCTCGGCCTCGATCTCCACGAAGTCGTCATCGTCGCTGCAATGACCTTCCTCGCCACACAAAAACCGCTGCATGCCATTGGCTCCTATCTCGACTTCGTCTTGCGCCGCGGATCGCGCGGCCCGAGCAAACGCCACAGGCTGGTGAAGCTCAACCCTCGCAGGTCCTCTGGCAGCCGCTTCGCCGCGTCCTGCCATCGCTCACACTCGGGATCGCGCCAGATCACGGCACCATCCACCAACGAGCGCCAGTCTTTACGTCAGACATTCTCGTGCTCCGGCTCATCGCCAAGCGCGCATAGGTTCTGATCGCTTTGTTGACCTCGCGAGACATCCACCGGCCGGACATTGCAAACTCTTCCTTGCCGACGCTTTCGACCCCGCGCAATCGGAGCGCATGGCAAACCATCATCTCGATTGCGAAAGGGTCAGCGTGCGGCCACACGGTCTGAACTCGGAACCGCCGACCGCCGAAATAACGCAGCGCGCCGCGTCGGCGGTCAATGTTGGCAGTGGCACCGACCTTTGAACGGCCACAGTCCGACACCGCCACATAGACGTGCGTTCCATTCCTACTTCTCATCATCGCCCCCGACAGCCTGAGCCGCGCTGCGAACGCTTTTCCAGCCGCAGAGCTTGGCAATTTGACGAAGCGAGTAGCCTTCGGCGTGAAGGGCGCGAGCCATCACGCGGCGCGCTTCTGCCGTGCGGTCAGCGTGGCGAGGCGGTTCAAGTCTGCCGGTGCCCTTGCAAATCGGGCATGTGTGCGGGGTTGGTTTTTTCATATGCACACACTTATCAACAAACCGTTGTTGACAGTCAAGCTGCCATTTGCTATCTATCCACCATCAGACACGGGAAAGCGGCATGGCCTGGGGCAACACGACCTATAAGCACAACGCGCCGCACAAGGGCACGCTCGGCTACGAGATCAGCACCAGTTGTACCACCAGCGCGAAAAAGTGCAGGACGCGGTAGCGATCCTGCGCACAGCGCTCAACGCGACATGAAGGACCACGACGATGAGCGACGAATTGAAAGCCGCGCTGGCCGATGTACCAGTCAAGTGGCAGGGCGCGGTGACGTGGGGCGAACGAAAGCAGGGCTCTGTATTGGGTTGGGCTGCGTGTGTCGGGCCGGTGCGCGAGTTCGGCCACGCTTCTGCCGCTGCCGCCATCCGCGCCGCTATAGCGCGTCTCCCCAAATAGACACGAAAGGCCGGTGAGATGAGCGATTGGCTTTACGATCATGGAGTGTGGTTCGCCTGGCGCCCCGTGCGTTTGGTAAACGGTAAATGGATATGGCTGCGATGGGTAGAGTGGAGGCGGTCAGTGGGTAGCTACAATGGCCCACCGATGCAAGCTGATCCTCCAACTGAATACTTGAAAGCAGAGTGACACGAGAAGCCACGTTGAGAATTTAGACCGTGGGTGGACATGGTCCCGATGTGCAGTCCACATCTGGCCCGGCACTAGCGGCTGACGAAGCTACGGCAGAAACGGGGTCCAAACCCGTCCCGCGGAGTGGTCCCAGCCGGGGAATAACTGACCACCAGTCGGGGCCACCTACGGTCTAAGTCCTCAACTCAACATTTAGGACCACGACGATGGATCACGAGTTCTGGTTCTGGATGACGGTTGCGTTCCTCGTCGGCCGCTGGATGCCTCGCAAGATCTACATCGGCCCAGATAAGGCAAAGTATGAGGCCGCGGACCTCGGCATTCTCACTGGGCCTGATCGATAGGTAACTACCGCCTATCGCCCCAGCACGACAATCATCCCGCTGACGGCAGCGCACGCATAGCAGAACGGCCACGCCATTCGCACTAGCGGTCCCCAATGGCCTTGATTGCCTCGATCATCGTCAATTTCCCCGTCAGCACGAGGATAAGCGCGGCTGCCAGGATCGCCATCCCGTAGGCGTAGGGCAAAAGCTCCATCCATGGCACGCCGGGGCGGCGGCGCTCTTCGAGCTTCGATAGGCGGCGGCCATGATCCTCCACGGTCGCCTCCAATCTGCCAATCAGGCGCGGTATTTCGTGATTCATCCATGGCCAGCGCCCTTCGCGCGGTTCGCGCCATAAGCGCAGCCCCACTCTGGACGCGCCTTGTTGGAGCCCTCGATCTGGGCTGCGGTCGTCTCTGTGATCCTGTCGGCCGCCTTGATCGTCATGTGCCGCCAGCTCTCACACAGCTTATCGCTTGCAATCGGGGCAGGTGGCGGGGTCGTTGCGCAGGCGGTCAGCAGCGCCAGGAGACTTGGCGCGAGCATGAGCTTGATCGGCTTTTTTTGCACGGGCTGCGCCCTCCGTTTGAGAACGCTTCTGCACCTGTTCAACTGTACGCTGCTCGACCTTTTTGTCATGCATCTTGAGCCAGCCCCAGGCGGCTGTGGCGGCCAAGAACACGACCATGATCTGCCCGGATAGGGATTTCAGAGCGGTGATGATCATGCTGCATCGTCCGGGATGTTGGGCGTTGAAGGCTTCATGAGCTCTTGCGCCATGCCGCCAGCGCCGAGCATGCCGAGGAGGCCGTACTTGCGGAGGATCTCGATCAGGTTCGCGTCGAACACGACGTAGTTGCGGCTTCCATCACCAGCAGAACGAGAGCCTTGGTCGAGGTACTTGATGCCGGGGATGCCGGCTTCGCGGAGTTTATCTTCAACCCGCGGGACGAAATTTCCCAATGGGGTTTCCCGGCCGTATTGGTCGCGTAGCGCTTGAACCGCCGCTCCGGCCGATCCATCTCTTGCTACGCCTGTTGCAAAAACATTGGCTCGCGGTACAACGCCTCCCGGCGTCGCTTGAGCGGCACCTAGCGCGTTTAACACACCCCTCACCTTCTCGCTCTGCTGTGAGATGGGCTTGTCCCAGTCGAGGAAATCGTCGGGATTGGCCTTGATGTTAACCTCGTACATGCGGCCGGGGTTTATTTCTGGAATTGGCTCGCCGCGCTGCATCATGCCTTTAGCGCGCAGTAGAATTTGCGCGTGCTTTTCATCCATCTGACGGCGAGACATTGCAATGTCTTGTTCAATCGCCGCGAGCGCTTCGTCTTTCGACTTCGTGCCTGCGATGTACGCCGACGCCTGATGCGCTGGATTTGAGTCATCAAAAGCGGAGCCATCTTTAAACCGCTGCCCACCAAGAGAATCGCGATAGCTCCGGGCAACTCCTTCCCGTTCCGCAAAATACAGCCCATGCCCGTATGCTTGTGCCCCTTCTCCCGTTCCTATCTTTGACATATCGAAGCGGTCGAAGTCATGCGGGCTGCCGTGATAGGCGCGGATGCCTTGGCGTTCGCTCGCGCCACTCAGCCCAGCCCCTAGAGCAGCGCCGGGGCGGGCGTTGGCGAATAAGGCGTAGGCATTACGAACAACGACCTCGTCACGATCTTGCGGGCTTGATGTTGACCGTTTCCCGCCTATGGGGACAATCCTGTCCCCCTCGTAACTCCTGAGAGTTTTAAGGGCTTGACGAATTGACGCCTCGCTAGGCGGAAATTCCCCTAGCCTTATTGCCGACGTTCCGTCTAATAGCTCGCTTGTTGGCGTGCCGTCGTCCCACACCCTGCTATCTCGCAAATAATCATTTGGCTTCACGTCATCGCTCGCGTTCATGCGGCGCAATCCATACACTTGAGGCCATTTGTCCAAGGGCGCGGCCTCAATGGCTCTAAAGCCATTGACAAAGAAGTTGACGGCGGCATCTTCTGGCATGCTTGCAGGCATGCCAGCTAATTCTGGGGGATCATGAAATGCGCTTGTCGACAGATCATCCGCAATCGTCGTATGGGGTGCCGGTCCTTGTAGATGAGGCGGACGGCTCAGCACGGGGACCGGCTGACCGGCTCCCATCGGGAGAGACGGCGGCGGATTGGGTGCGGAAGAACCTACCGGCAGACGATCCGATGGCGCGGCGGTTCCTCGCGTCACTTCCTCCGCAATAGTCGGCCTCCCGCTCATGCCGAGAGACCCGCGGGGCCTTGCCGCCGCCAGCCCTCCCACCATGGCCGCGCCTGCGATGTCAAAACCTGCCTCGTTGAATTCAGGCGTGCCGGGCGTGATCTCGCCGCGAAGCACCTGCGCCATCTTTTCAACCGGCGTGGCGACAATCCCAGGCCATGCAATGCCGGTCTGCCCGTTGGCGTAGGTGCCGAGCGGGAAGAGGCCGGCACGCTCGGTAACGGCAGCGTCCTGGGGCGTCTCCCGGTCGTACTGGTACGCAAGCAGGGCATTGCCGATGCGGCGTCGGCGCTCTGGGTCCATCCGTGCGGCCAACAAGCCGTTGACGGGGTCAGCCATTCTTGCGGCTCCAGTAGAGGAACGCCAGCACAGCCACACAGATCACCAACGGCACGCCCCACGTGACAAGATCCACGCCGGACAGGAGTTGCCCGGCATTGGCCTTCACCGCGACCGCTGTGCTTGTCACGCCAGCAGGATCGGCCAGCAGAGCACCACCGCCGATGATGCCAGTGCCACCGACAGCGGCAGCGCCGGGGCTGACGGCGGGCGGCTCGGCCACGCTCTGCGGCATCGGCTCGGGCTCGGCTTCCTCGGGCGGCGTTAGGAATAGCGCCTTCTCGGCAGCGCGCCTGCGAGCCAGGCCACGCAGCACCACGCGCTTGCCGTTCACCGTCGCCTTGTTCCACATCTCGAACGCTGCCGCCGCGCCTTCCACGTCGCCACGGTTGAGCTTGCGCAAGATGGTCGACTTTTGCAGCGCGGCTATCCCGCAATTGTAGGCAAAGCTCACCAGCGCATCGAACTGGTGCTGGTGGATCGGAGCCGTCACCATGCGCGTGACAGCCGCCTCGCACTCGGCGAGCTCGCGGCGCAGCCCTTCCACGGCTTGCTGCTTGGTCCAGGTCATGCCTGGCTTGATGCCTTTTGTGCACCCCCAACCCAGGGTCCACACGCCCGCCGGACAACGATAGGCGATGCACCCGCCGTCCTTCAGCGGGCGCAAGTAGCCTTCGAACTCCTTGATGAGATCGAGGCCGCGCTCTGAGATGTTCATGCCGCCCCCTTGAGCAACCGCTTGTCGATCTCGATCGCCTCAATGGCTGAGATGCGCTGACGTGCGTCGGCAAGCTCGCCGTGCATCCGCGCAAGCTGTTCGGCCATGTCGGCAATCAGTTGCTCGACCTCAGGCGGCAGCGTCTCGGCGCGGACCTCGGTCGTGTGCGTCGAATGACGCTTCTTTAGGTTTTCGACGACTGCCGCCGTCCGCTCGTCATGTCCAGTGGCGATCATGGGTGTAATCCGCGGGGATGGGGGTTTGTGCCATCAACGCGAACGATTTGGCCCACAAGGGCTGGCGGTAGGCCGCAGATGCAATCTCGATTGCGCGCCATTCGGGCGCCGTAACGAGGCACGGGCCGGTGTCTGTTGCAATCGCGATTTGCGTTGTGAGATCCCCTGAATCGATCAGCGCGCCGGCATAGGTCGAGACCTCGGACCAGCCCTCGAGGTCGCGCCGCGTCGTGCCGATGTGATGGATGCCGCGCGCGTCGCCGAAATTGTAGTTAAACCCGAGCGCCAAACGGCGATCGCGCTCATCGGCGACCTGTTCAACGGTAACAGGCGGCACACTCATAACAAGTCGCACCCGTTCAGGTTCAATGATAACTTGCTCTTGAGATCCCTCGCCTTCGATGACAACTGGCTTCCACAGGTAAGATTTATGCGGCGGTATGCTGGTCAGCTCGCGCCGTTCAAGAATTCTATCGCCATCAACTCGCGCGTAAATAGTCATAGTGTAATTCTCCCTAGTTCCGTGTTCGACATCCGCCGCGTTGGCAAAAACAAGACACGCTTCAACCAGCCGTTGAGCGGAGTACCACTATGGTCGCGCCCGAACCGCCACGTCGTTGTGCCCGTCGGGACCGAGCACGATGTATCGGTGCCGATCGACGCGCCGGACTGGTAAGCGTTGGCGTCATTCAGCGCCACGCCAATCGCTGCCCTGTTCATCGCGTCGGCCGAGATAGATCCGGCGTTGATAATCACGACGGCAGATGCCGCAGTCGACACGCGAACATCGAGATCGTCATTACTTGCCGCGCGCATGGAAATAAACACGCGATTATTGATGCCGCCGTCGTCCAGAGTCGCCGCACAGCGCGATGTTGCCTGGAGTTGGTTCGTCGGCAGGAACTCGGCGAACATCGTCAACGCAGAGCCAACCGTCGGCCCAAGTGTGGTGGCCATCGTGATGTTATCGATCGCGCGCGTAACCGTGGCCGTGGTCGTCGCGATCGGCGACGTTGTAAACGCGCCAGACTCCTCCTGAACGAAGTCCACCGCAATGGCATCGCCCGACGTGACAACACGAAAACCAACGATTGGGTTTGTCACCGTCGCGCTCGGCACCTGGACCCTGGTCCATGACGATGTCACCGTCACCGTCGTCCATGTCGTCCCGTTGTCCTGCGTCAGATCGATGTTGCCCGTCCCCGTGATCCGCTTCACGAACGCCGACGTGATGCGCGCAGCGCTGGCCGACGTGATCGATTGAAGTATCGTTCCATTGCCCGCCGTTGCCGTGATCGATGATGCGCCGTTGGCCGTCCCATCAATGCCTGTTTGATCTTTGGCCGCCGTGATATTGGTCGCCGTCCACGCGGCGTTGGTTAAATCTCTGTTCCACAGCACTCGGTTAGTGCGGGCTTCTTCGCAGCGCACGCCGAGCGCCGTGCCGCTCGCATCGTACTCGGTGCGAATCGTCGAGGCGGACGAGAACAGCCCATCGGCGCCCCTGATCACCTTGGCCGATGGACTTGTATAAGTCAGCTTGGACGCGGGCGCTCCATTGTAGGAATTGGCCGGTGTCCCGCTATCCTTGATGATCATCGCCAGCGTGGAAAAGTCGACAGCGATTACATCCGATTCAAATGCGGTGTTTTGTTCAATCCATGAACCCTCACCGCCGCCGCCAAACCCGATTAAATGAGTTAGGGCAAAGCTCATGCGTCTGTGCTCGCGTTGGTGGTGATGTAAAGGTGTATTCCGAGCAGCTTGGCATCGGCTGCAATGGTGTCGGCCGCGTCGCCGACCTCGCGCGTGATCTCGAAATAAACGACATCGCCCTCGGCAGGTGTGCCGCCAATCGTGATGGCCGACGATTCAGACGTGATGTGCATGTCGTTGGCGGTAATGAGCGTATCCGTCACGATCTGCTGACCGGAGACGGCGGTGTCCATTGCATCGTCATCGGACAACGCATACCCGGCCAGGCCCCATGCGACGCCGCCCGAGCCGGACGCCGCAGTCCAGAACGCTTTGAACGTGACGGTCGACTCGTTCCACGACTTGGGCATCGCAACCATGAACCCAACGCCCTCTTCCGTTGTCGTATCGAAGTCAAGTGAGCGTAACATGATGTCGTTGGTCGTAAGCTCGGTGACGCCTGACGCAGCGCCGTTGGTGGTGCGCGCGGTCATGGCAGCCGCCGGAATCCAAATGGTCTCCTTGCCGACCTTTTTGACAATCGTGCCTTCTACAGCCAGTTCACCCGCCGCTGATCTTGACAGCGTCGTATCTGTTGCGTGGCCTAGCTCAATGGTTCCTGCAGTATGCGCAAGGCTGGTGCTATTAAGCGCGACGCCCACGCCTTCAACGGCAATCGCGCCTGCGCCTGTCCTGCTTATCGTCGTATCCGTCGCGTGGCCTAGCTCAATCGTGTTGGCGATATGTGTAAGGCTTGCGCTGTTCAACGCGACCTCAACACCCTCGACCGCGATGGCACCGGCTCCGGTGCGGCTGATAGTTGTATCGCTGGCGTGGCCTAACTCGATAGTGGTAGCCGAAAAAGTGGCAACGCCGGACATGTTGGCAGTGTCGTCGACAGTGACGCCAGACGCCTGCGCCCCTTTCGCCGTTCCGTCCGATCTTAGCAAACGGTTATCAGTGCCAAACGCGGTTGCCGCTGTAACATCGCCAGATCCGGACGCGCTCGACCATTTGACGCCAGTCGGTTCAGCACTATCGGCCGTGAGCACCTGCCCGTTACTGCCGACCGGCAAAATGGTAGCGGCATCATCGCCGGTGCCAACAGCCAGATCGCCTTTCGCCGCCCATGTGGTGTCGGTGGCGAGCACTGCGCTGTCGCCCTTGTCGCCTTTGGGCACGAACAGCACAGAGAGCTGATCGTTTGCGGCAAACGAGCCGCCGCTTGCAACGTGCGTTAACGTAAACTTGTCATATGAACCCGCATCAGTCATCGAGCCCGAGA